GTTTAGGGCGGTGCCCACACAAGGAAAAAACGCATCGAGTGAGGCCCTACCATCGCGTACTCGGCCGAGGCAACGGGTCATGCCGCATCGGTGGCACGCCCGTTGGCCCCGATCGGTACACGCCTCGGCGCACCGGTGCCAGCTCGCCACGCTGCACAGCTCTCGTGAGAATGAGCCGCATGTTGGCCTCGCTGATGTCCGGGAACTGGGCACGCACGTTCTTGACCAACGCTGGTTCGGTGGCACGTACCCAGGCCACCACACGCTGATGAGCCGAGGCAGCGTTCGGGTCAGCTACCCGCCCGTTGCATGGTGCGCATGAGGCCACGAGACGGTCAGGGTTGTCGCCGTACTCCTTCCCGTCGAGGTGATGCACACATGTGGCACGCACTGTGCATACGCCACGTATCGTGACCTTGCACATATACCCGTCCCTAAGGAGCACGAACGCACGCACGCTTCGCCATGCGGTCGTGCTCCCGTTGGCCCACGCCTTGCTCACGGGCCCTCGATGACCTCGGGCGAGCCGCCAAACGGGCCCGGTCGGGCGTCGAGACTGAGACCGATGACCTGGGCCCGGTGGATGACCCGCGGAGACTCGACGTCGGTGAGGTCCTCGAATACCTCGACCTCGGCCTCGTGTGGCCCGGGCCGGGCGTCGTCGCCACGTAGTGAAGCGAGGATCATGCGAATGAGCTTTACCTCGCGGTCCGACATGGCCTCGGCCTCACCATTCGGGCCTACCCACGTCGGGAAGTGATGAACGCCGAGTGAGTAGTCCCACTCACTGACGAGTCGGGACGCTATGGCGATGAGGGCCATAACGTCGAGGTTGCTAAGCACGCTCGCATTGACCGCGACGTGGATTGTCTTCGGAGCCTTAGCCATTGTCTTCCTTCATTGGTCGTCGGAGGTTGTCCCTTGCTTGCTGAATGAGGTCGGGTACGTCTCGCTCGACCTCATCCACCGTTGGTATCTCGAAATCGAGCAGCTCGGGCTCGACCGGGCGCAGCTCGCCCCCGTAGAGACGCCGTGCGAGCTGCTGGGGCGTCCAATCGGGATTCGTGTAGGCGAGCCGCTCGGCCGAGTCGTGATGCTTGCCGGCGGCGTCGTGTCGGCACTTGACGAGGTGCTGCCAGGCCGGGACGGGGGCGACCTTGCCGGCGCGCACGGCCTGGGCGTGGAGGTGGTCGCCGATGAGGTCGCACGCCTCCCGGGCACGTTGCGCAACGTGCAAGTTGCGCTCTTTGACCGGATCGCCACAACTGGAGGTGGTTTGAGGATTTGCGCCGCGCTCTCGTTCTAAGGGCTTTCTTTCCCCCCGCTCCTGAGCGTGGGGGCCCCCCGCTCCTGAGCGGGGCCCCGCTCCTGAGCGTGGGGCTACAGAACGCCCAATTGGGCCGTCTCCGGCGAGGTCGTACCCGTTGGAAATCTGGGCGCCGGTTGCGTCGTACCGCTCGACGATGATGACCGCACCGACCTCGATGAGCTGGCCCAGGGGCTTAGCCACGGAGCGGGTCGAGCAGCCGGTGAGCTGGGCGAGCCGGGCGTGCGACGGGTAGCAGTTCGCCGGGTCGGAGCCATGGCGGAGCAGGGCCCCAAAGATCCGGACCGCCTTGTCACTCAGTTGAGGGTGGTACAGCACCCACTCGGGCACCGGCGCAAACCGATATCCGCCGGTGACATGACGGTCCGGATCGGTCATGTGAGGACCCTAGAAACGCCGAATACAGCGGACATGAACACCGATGAGATGGCCAACACGAGGACCATGCAACCGGCCTCTTGCTTTGGGTCGATGATCGGAAACCAGCTCATTTGACGCTCCTCCTGAACGGGCGAGAGGGGGCGAGGTATCCGCCGCCTTTGATGAGGTGCAGACACTCGCCGCACAGGCTTGAGTACCCGGTGAGGCCGATGACCCGGGCCCGGTGGGCCGCCGGCGTGCCGCACACGCACTCATGGACGATCGTCGGCCTGTCCCGACGCTCGGCGACGTGCGAGCCGACGAGGCTCGTGAACAGGACCTCGACGATGAGCGCGAGCCACAACGCATCGACGAACGTCGGGGCCGTCATGGCTCGCTCCTCGGTTTGCGGCAGCCGGCGGCCCCGCATGACCTCGTGAGACCGTCCCGGACGTCCTCGGGCCTCACGTTGACCTGTTTCTTGCCACACCAGCACCGTGACTCGACGAGCTTGTCGTCACGGCCTCGGCGTGGCCAGGGCTCGCCGTTCACTGGGCCAGGTTGGACTGTTCGAGCAGCTCGACGAGCTGGCCGAGCTGGTCGATGACGTCGTCGATCTTGGCGACCTGGGTACCGAACGCATCGAGCCTGCTGTGCAGGCCGTCGACCTTGACGTCGAGGGCCTTGAGCCGGCCCTCAAGGTCGGTGACGCCCTCGGCCACGAGGTCGGCGACGTTCTCGACCTGCTGGACGAGCGACGTCGTGTCGAGGCGGATGTCCCGGGCCATCGACGGGACGTTGAGAACGTCCTGCACCATGTCGAGCCGGTTCTCGTACGCCGGCGTCCCGTTGGCCTGGGCGCCGGTGCCCACTCCCCCATTGATGAGGTTGATCCACGTCTCGTACGCATACCGATACGTGAGGTTGTCCCGCACGTCGTCGACGCGGTCCTCCTCCCGGGCCTCAGCTATGGCGATCATGATTCCAGCGTGGACGGTCTCGATTGTGGTCACGTTGTCTCCTGTTGGGTTGGGCCAGCCGGCGGCTTGCCATGACTTGATGCTGGGGCCGGCGCACGTCGTCGACTTCCAGTCGGAATGGTTCCGGCGGATCGGCGTCCGGAACCGATTGGCCTCGACGTGGAACGCACGCTTCGCCGGGGCGGTGAGCGGGTCGGTGCCGCCGGCGATGTAGACGACCGCGCAGGACCTCTGGTTGCCCTGTGTCGTCCCGTTGGCGCCGGAGCGGATGCCGACGCCCCGACCTTCCAGCCGGTGGCCGTGGCAGCACACGCCAGAGTTATAGGCGATGTCATTCCAGCCACGGCCACCGGCCGAGACGGGCGACATGTGGAACGACTGCCACGCCCTCCAGACGCCCTGACACAGCATGTGGTCAATAGAGGCCATGAACCTCGCCTCGCTCGACCTGTCGGCGCTCCTGAACGGCGAGTCGCCCCCGTAGTGGAGCGTCAGGAACTCACTCGTGATGACGGCCGGCGTCGACTTCGGCGGGGCGAGCCTGAGTGAACTTCGGCTCTCGTACTCACTCACTGAGCGGCTCCCATGTGTGCGGGTCGAGGCCGAGGGCCTCAAGGTCGAGGTAGAGGTCGACGAGGTCGGACGGAACGTGACCGTCCTCGTCGTCGAGGTCGAGGGGCTCGCCGTTCATGCCTGCCCCTTCCCGTACCTCATCTGGGCGGCCTGTCGGGTCGTGCCGGCGGCCTCGCCGATGCGGGCCCACGAGAACTCATGCTTCGCCCTCATGGTCGTGATGGTCGAGGTGATGACGTCGTCGAGCTGGGCGCGCATGGCGAACATGTCGGCGAGGTCCTCGACGTCGGCGTCCTGGACGCGACGCCCGTACGCCTTAATCATCCGACTGACCATCTGGCCGAACGCATGGACCTCGACGGGCCTCGTCCGCCGGCGAGGGCGTGACTTGACCGTCAAGCGGGGCTTGACGGTGCGGGCCTGCTCGAACATGGCCCGGGCCTCGGGCGACCAGACTTCCAACGTTGCGTTCATGCTTCGTTCCCTTCGGTGTCGTCGTGCTCGTCGAGCAGCTCGGCCAGCTCGGCGGTAGACCACTCGCCGGACTGGTCGCCGAGCCACTCACTGATTTCGGTCTCTCGTTCCTTGCTACGCCGACTCATCAGTCGACGCCCTTGAGCCGGCGTTGACCCGGGACCGGGGCAGGGCCGGCGATGGTCTGTTTCGTCGTGCCGCCGATGGTCCCGTCGGCGATCTCGCTGAGCCACTTGTCGAAGCTGCTCCGGCGGTACCGGAGGTACTTGCCCATACGGACGGCCGGCGGGCCGACGTCCCTCTGTCGCCAGTTGTGGAGGGTGCCGACCTTGACCCGGAGGATCTCGGCGACCTCCTCGGGCGTCAGGAACAGGCTCGTATCTTCCATGGGGCTGTGACCTCGCTTGATAGCTGATGTTGTCCGGTAACCATCATGCCAGATACGGCGTTCCTATGTGGCGTATCGTCGTGTTCCCAGCCGGTCCCCCGCCGGCCCCCCGGGCCCACGGTTGCTGCCGAAGGGCCCGGGGGCTCCCCCCATCGGGCCTGTGGATATCCGCTTAGATCGAAGCGAATTCTCGACGGAGAGTGACCGAACGGGCTGCGAGCTCCGCCGAGCTCCAGCTGTATCCGCCACTGAGCGTCACGCCGGCGAGAGCTGCCAGACCACCGTCCAGCGGGTCGACTTCGGCCAGAGATGGTTGATTGCCTCGATAAAGAAGTCCTGCCGAGTGTCGAGGTCGGTGTCGTGAGCGGCGGTGACGGTGATCTTGTCGCCGACCCGGCGGGCGATGGCCTGGGCGAGGAGGCCAACCTTCGAGGACGGATGGAAGGTGAGCGTGAACACTGGGCGGGCATGGCCGAAGTCGGCGACGGTCAGGAGCCCGTAGGCGAGGGCGTCGGTTTCGAGGGCGAACAGGTTGGAGGTGAGCGGGTGGTCCCGGATGACGTTGTACTGGTCCTGTGACGCCGTGTCGTCGACCGTGACCGTGAGGCCGGTGCCGCCGGTCGTGGCCGTGTTGGCGAGCGTGGCGAGCGTGTGGGGGCCGTTGTAGCCACGCACGCCGATGAGCGATGCCTCCTCGATGAGGAACCCGGTATGCGAGGTCCAGGCGGTCGCCGTCTCGGCGTCGACAATGTCGATTTTCCATGTGGTGGACAGGGCCACGTCGGCACCGTCGTTGGCTCCGTTGACGAACGTTCCGCCGGTGTTGGCTCCGTACCCGACCGGGGCCCCGGTGGTGCCGAGCCCTCCGCCGGAGCTGGACGTCATCGACGAGAGACACGCTATGAACAGTGTCGGGGCCCGGCCCCAGGGCTGGGCGAGCGGGTCCGCTTGCTTGCCCGCCTTGAACGGGACCATGACGAGACCGGTGGAGGATTCGTACCATCCCTCGATTCGGATGATGTGAGCGATCCAGGCCCCGCCGATGCCGGCGGTGTCGCTGTAGAACACCGGCGTAGTTCCTGTCTCGGTCCCGTCGCACGGGTGCGAATAGACCCGGGTCCGGATGGCCGAGCCGGCGTTGCGGTGCTCCTCCCACCACAGGGGCGTGATCCAGTCCTCGCCGTTGGTCGCCACGCTTGAGGTGATGACCACGATGAGAAGGTCTTTGTCTGCGACGGTCGGGAGGAGGACCGCTACCGGGTTCGGCGTGAATATCGCGGTGTTCGACGACCGGACGGTCCGGCTGATCCCGGTCGGTGCGGCCGGGGCAACGCCGGCGGTAACCCGGTTGAATATCTGCGATTTCTCGTCGAGGGGCTCGATGAGCGAGTACGGGTACTGGCCCTCGATGGCGACGTCGTCGGAGAACCACGCGAGCGACGGGGCGAGGTCCCGGGCGCCGGCGGACTGGTATCCGATGGTGCCTTCCTGGGTCTCGTGTAGGAACCCTCGCTCGGTCTCCTCGAACGCCCGGGCGATGGCGAGACCGTTGCCCGGGTTGAGGCCAACCGGGCCGGTGGTGACGATGCCGACATCGAGCGGCATCGGCGGGTGGAGGAGGCCGGCCCGGGCGGCGACGTTGCCGACGAGGTGCCCGGTCGGGTTCCCGTCGACCGACCTCGGCGGGTCGACGGTGGCCTCGGCGAGCCGACCGAGGATGCCCTCGGCCTCGACCTCGATGTACTTCGGCGCACCGACCGGGACATGTGTCCGGACGTGCTTGATGTCACCGGTCCAGAGGATGCCCTCGACCTCGGCGTGTACCCGGTCGAACACGTAGAAGTCATCAAGCGTGACCGGGACGAACTGAAACCAGAACGAGAGAAGCCCGCAATGCTCGCCGTCAATGGCCCCGGTCAACGTGCCGCTCTTGACCGCTACGCCGTCGATGTAGGCCGTGATCGTCTGGCCGGCCACGCCGCAGCCGATAACGACGCCGTCGTACGGGTCGAACGAGTACGACGTGCCGACCTGTGAGTCGGTGCCGCCGGCGACGTCACGGAGCTGGAGCGACGTAGGGCTGATCCGCGCATACGAGTAGTTGTTGGCATCGGTCCAGCGGACAACGACACCGGCGAAGTTCGGGCCGTGGCCCCATAGCGGACCGAGCGCGGCCTGTACGTAGTGGTCGGTGACACCGACGTCGATCGTCGCAATGCAGAGATCGGCCGAGGTGACCACCTGTTCGGCGGCCTGGTCGATGAGGTCGAGTTGCGGCGTCGTCCGGTCGGTCCATGTCTGGCCGGTCTCGGTGGTGCCGAGGGCCCCAGCGTCGGCCCGATTGAACCGGTCCCGGGCGAGGAGGAGCGGCGGCGTAGCGGGCCCTGACGCCGTCGTCCGGGCCCGGATCTTGACACCGACCGGGAGGTCGAACGGGGGCTTGAGGAACATGAACTTTGCGATGCCCGGGCCGGCCTTCCCAGTGAGAGATGACGGGTAGTCCCGGCCGGTGAGCGTGTCGCCGGCGAGGAGGAGCCCGGTCATGTCCTGGTCGTACTCGCCGTCATTGTCGGCGTCGACCTCGACCGTGATGGCGACGACGGCGGCGGCGTCCTCGCCCGGGAACTCGAACTCGATATCGACCGTGCCGCCGAGGTCGAGGCCACCGGTAGGGACCAGGCCCTCGACGAGGTTGAGACCGTGCGTGATGGTGAGACGTGGCGGGTTCGCCGTCGCTGCACTGGCCCAGACGACGTACTCAGCGTCACCGGGAGTGAGGCCGGCGACCTGTCGATCGGTGGTGAGCACGAAGTTGACTTCGGTCCCGGCGAGCGACGTGAGCAGCTCCCGTATGTCGCTCGTGTCGGCCCACGCCTTGTACGAGCCGGTCGCCCCGATGCCGTTGGTCGGGATGTTCGTCCACCATGTCTGGCCGGCCCAGTACGAGCCGGCCCTCCAGTCGGCCGACGTGACCGACGCGCCCCAGTCGTAACCGACGGCGATGGCCGTGAAGTTCGTGATGCTGTTGTCGGTGACGAGGTATGTCTCAAGGACGGCCGACTCGACGATATTTCCGGCCGGGATGCCGGTGAGCGGGAAGTCGATGAAGCCCTCATAACAGGCGTAGTTCCCGAATATGAACTGTCCCTGCCATATCTCATTCGCACTGTTGACCGGGACGGCGAACGTGCCACCGTTCCGGGCGGTCGAGTAGGTGGCATTCTGCGATCCGATGTCACCATCGGCCGAGCCGGCGTTGACGACGGTGACGGCCATCCCTACGCCTCGTATCGGGGCGTGAACCGGACCCGGTGACCGATGCTGGTCAGCACGACAGGGCCGTCGAACTTGTGGAAGTACCGGATAACCGAGTCACTCGACCGTCGGACCCAGTACCCGTACACCGTCTGCGATGCACCGGTGCTCGAACGCTCGAACGTCTGGAGAGCGTTGTAGAGGGCGAACGCCGGCCCGCCGAGACCGTTGTTGTAGCCCCAGTTCGCCGACGTGAGGGTTATGGCGGCGTACCCGGCGAACGTGGCCTCCGATCCGCTGAACGTTGCATTGGTGACGGCGGCGAGCTGGGCCGGCGTCATGCCGGCGGTGACGTCGGCGACATAGAGACGCATCGACATATCCACGCTGAACATGTTCTGTAGGCGCTCGATGCGGACCGTGTCCGGCGTCGTGATCGTGCTCATGCCGCAGCTCCTCCGCCGAACCCACCGCGGCCCAGCTCGTCACGGATGACCCGGACGAGGTCCCGGTCGGACCTCACGGAGCCATGGACGATGACGTCACCGGTCCAGGTGACGCCACCGGTGCCGCCCTGCCCGGGCCGGTTGACCTCCTCGCCGTCGACCAGGCGGGCGAACCCTTCCTGCTGGCCGGCTGGGGCCCGGAACGTTCCGCCGGCGTGGAACGTCGGGAGCCTCGGGACAGAGATCGTGTTTCCGCCGATGGTCTTACCGAACGCACTGAACGACGGAAGGGTGAATGAGAGGCTGTTCCACTTGCCGATGACCCAGTTCATTGCCGACCGGAAACCTCCTTTGAACCCTTCAAACAGGTTCTTTGTCTTCTCAGTGACCCGGCCCGGTAGGCCGGTGATGAACGAGAGCATGTCGGTGAGCCGGGCGACGATCCAGTCCTTGACGGCGGTCGCTCCGCCCTTGATGGAATCCCAGTTCTTGACGATGGCGAGGACGGCGAGGCCAAACGGGCCGGTGAGTATGGCGAGAAGTAGGGGCCAGTTCGTCTGGACCCAATGGAACACGCCGAGCGCGGCGCCCACCACGAAGTCGAGGGCGATGCCGGCCACCTTCGCCACGTCATCGAACCCGACGCCGAGGAACGCAAGAATTCCGATGATGGCGGCGATAGCCACGATGACGAGGGCGATGGGGCCGAGGCCGATGAGCCACGCCAGGGCCATCTGGGCGCCGGCGACGAGGGCGGCGGCACCTTGAGCGACCCAGCCGGCGATGGTCGTGGCTACGGCGGTCGCTTGCGTGGCCACCATGCGGCCGGTGTTGGCGATGAACTGGCCGGCCTGCTTTGCGAACTGGACGCCGAAGTTCGCCACGCCGGACGCGAGGTCACCAAAGCCCATGCCGAGGAGGAGGACACCGTCGAACACGTTGCCCTTCATGATCTCGCCGACGCCCTTGGTCGTGTCCTCGACGCCGGTCATCGTGTCCCGGAAGCCCATGGCCCTCGTGTCGGCCGTGTCTGCGGCCTCGCCGACCCGGTCGAGCCTGTCGCTTGCCTCGTCGACCTTGGCGCCCATGTTCTTGGCGCCGGAACCGACCCGGTCGAATGACTGTTCGAGCCCTTTGGCATCGCCGGCGAACGTGAGCGTGACGGTGTTCTTGGAGGCCATCAGTCGATCTCTATTCCGGCCTGTCGGGCCACATCGACGAGCGACTCCTGTAGCAGCTCGCCATACCTGTCACGGTTCCTGAAATACCCGTTGTAGATGTACCGGCCGTTCTTGAGTACCGGCCGGTAGATGCTCCGGTCCTTGCCGACACGGCCACCGAAATCGAGCCATGCGTAGTGAGAGGCTTTCTTGCCTCCGCCCTGTACCCGGGCGGTCGTCTGGGTTGACCGGGCCTTGACCGACCGTTTGGCCCTCCCACTCTTGACCTCGATATGGGCGTGGGCGAAGTCGACGATGATCTCAACCGATTTATTGAGAGCGATGCGCAGAGCCTTCGGTAGTTCCTGGTCGACCTCCTTGAGGCTCGCCCGGAACTCTTTGAGGCCGATGACCCTGATGTGCGGCCGGGTCATCGGCGGGCCTTCAGTCGCTCCAGCTCGGCGGCCTGGGCCCGACGTCCAAACCAGACGTTCCACTTGATGAACTCATGGTTGGGCATCGTGCGCTCCATGTGGGCGACCGTCATATGCAGCTTGCTAGCCAGGTAGAACCGGAAAGTCCTCGGCCGAGTCTTCGGCCTGTTCGAGGTACGCCTCCTTGGCCGCGTCAGGATGCATTCCGGAGAGCCGGCTGATGGTGGCCGAGACCTTGTCGACCTCGGCGCCGGCGGTGCTGTTCTTCTGCCACTTGCGCACCTGGGCCTCGGTCATCGGCGGCTTGACCATCCCAATGGAGATCATGCGGGCCTCGACGGCCTTGGCCTCACCCTTGCCCAGCTTGCCGGCCTTGGTCGTCGTGCGGCCCTTCCCGACCTTCGCCGGGGCTTGGGCCTTGCCCATGTCGAGGGCCTCGTCCCGGGACAGGCCACGGACGAGGACCCAGCCGCCGAGGCTCGGGCACTCGACGTCCTCGTGGGGCAGCTCCTGTTCCGTGAGGGTCTCGGCGTCGAGGTACTTGCGCTCCTCGGTCATGCCTGGGCGGCCTTGACCGGGAGGCTTGAGAACTGGACCGGACATGACCAAGTGATCATGTCCGCCACCGGCTGGGTCTCGACCAGCTCGCCGACGAGGACGGTGACCGTCCACTCGGGAAGGCCGGTACCGGTGCCCTCGGGCCGGCGGACCAATGGAACTTTGGTGCCGAGGAGCGGGTCGAGGACGGCGGCCGGGCCGGTGGACGCGGTCGAATCGTAGAAGCCCTCCAACGTCGATTCGCCGTCCTTGAGACCGCCCTCGTAATCGTGGGCCTCGTCGCCGTAGGTGGTGACGTCGTGCTTGTCGGCCGTCCGCTTGAAATCGTGCTTGTTCATGAACGCCGAGATGTCGTCGCCGTCGATCATGATGACGGCGTGCCTACCGTGAACCTTGGGCATTGGTCAGACTCCTTGTCCGATGATGTCGAGATTGAAAGTTGCGCCTATGTGCTCGACGCCGGCGACCTCGATGACGTCGAATTCGACATCGACGACGCGCACCGTGTCGAAAGCGTTGTACGCCGGCCCTGCTTCGAGGGTGGCCTTTACCGACGCCGTGTTCTGCTCGAAATAGATGTCGGCGAGCGGGTAGCGACAGACGGACCGGACGTCGAGGCCCAGGTGGGCGGCGACGAGTCCGGCGCCTCCTTGGCCGGTCGGTGTCGGGATGGCGACACTGTCGCCGGCGTCGGTGTCGAGGTCGATCGTCCGGGCCAACGTCGGGTCGTCCCACCGGGGCGGAGGGTTGCCGACCTCCCACTGTCGGACCTCGACGACGTTGTCGGTGAGCCGGGCCTCGACCGTGAACGGGAAGTTGAGGCCGAGCGGCTCGGGCCAACCTCCGTAGTTCCTGGACTGGAACGAGCCGCCGGCGAGGGTGGCACGCCAGACACCGACGTTGAGGAACGGGACGAGAAAGAACACGTTCTGCCAGAGGATGACGGCCGAATGATGGGTTGCGTCCTGCTGGAAGCGGAGCGCGAGGCCGTGTTGCGGGCTGATGGTGACGGCCGGGTCTGTCAGAGCTCCATAGGCCGGCGGGTCGAACGTGGCCCGGGCGTGGAAGTCGGCAGAGGTGAGACCGTCCCGGAGGTACACGTCCCGGAGGGAACTGACGCCCTGGACGGTCCCGGCGGTGAGCTGGAAGTCGAGGTTCCCGTCGGCGACCTCGACGCCGGACACATGCGTTCCGTGAGTTGAGAACGTGTGCTTCGTGAGTTGCTCAGTCTTCTCGATGCCGAAGCGTTGCGCTCCGCCACTGTCGACCCAGGCGGCGATCCGGTTGCGTGTGGTGCGGTCGTCGATCTTGCCGACGAGGACGATGACCGGGAGCCGCATCGTGTCGGTGCCACGCCCATAGGTGGCGTCGTACGTGTACTCCTCCGGATAGGTGACGACCGCGGCCGGCGGGTGGAGCACCGGCGGCGGGTAGGCATGGACACGCAACCCGGGAATCGTGTCGAGCCGGGCGGCGATCTCGTCCATCACTTCGGCGAGGTTCACGAGGAACGCCCTCCGGTCTCCCGGAACGGGTCGGGATGCGGGATGCGGGAGAGTCGGGCCCGGGCCCGCAGCTCGGCCGGCGTAGCGGCCTCACGGCGTGTCTCCCGGGCCTCGTCCTTGAGCGTGGCGATGTCACTGTGCAGGACATGGATCTCATCCTGGGCGTTCGTCATGTTCGAGTTGACGTCGGTGCGGATGACGCGCAGCTCCTTGACGATCTTGATGTATGCGGCGGCACACGCACCGATGATGGCGACGGCGGCGGCCGACGCGGCACCGATGATGGCGGTCCACTCGGCTCCGTTGAGAGCGGCGATCATCCCGGACGCCGAGCGCGCTTGTACGCATTGAGCATGACGGCCACGTCCGGGTCGACCTTGGACAGGAGCCGCATCTCGTTACCCAGCTCGGGCGAGCCGGCGACACCGAACGGTGCGTTGCGCCGGATGAGGAACCGGGAGCCCTGTAGGAGGGTGGCCTCGGTGACCGTGGCCGGCGTCGTGGTCCATCCCCACGGGACGGTCACGTCGACCTCGTCCTCGGCGCCGGTGGGCCAGAACTCAGACTCGGCCGTGAAGTAGATGTGCGTCCAGGGCCGGCCCTTCTGAGCGGCGTTCTTGGGACCGAGCCGGTAGGTCGTCACGGCCTCGCCGTCGACCTCGATGACGAGGCCAACGGTCGTCATGAAGTCATCGACGGCGAGGACCCAGTACCCGGACCGGTAGTCCGGCCGGGCGGTGTAGCTGCGCAGCTCGGCGGCGGCGGTGACGCCGAACTGGCGGTGCGTGTAGTCGTCGACCGCCCTCGATGCGGCCGTGACGGCCAGGGCCACCTGTACGTCATCAACGTCGTCGCCGATGCGGGCGAAGTCCTTGAGGTCGTCGGCGCTGATGTAGTCAGGGGCCCAGGCCATCAGACCTCCACCTGGTTGTGAACGACGGCGAAGATGACGTCCTGGCACGCCCGGTGGATTGACCGGGCGGCGAGGGTCGCATCGGACCCGGCCGGGACCATGTCGTCGAGCTGCTCGACGAGCTGGTCGAACGCCCATCGGACATGGTCGAGCATGTCGCCGACCTCGGGCGTGGCCGGCGGCCGGTGCTTGATGAGGTCGTGCGCGACCTCACCGAAGGTCGGGTACGTCACTCGTCGTCCTCCTGTCCGGCCCGCTCGGCGTAGACCTTGACCGCGGCGTGGTCGACGCCGATCGTGTCACCGGTGAACGGCGACACGGCCTGGACCTTGACCTTGTCGTCCGTCTGGGCCCGCTCGGCGAGGCCGGCCAGCTCGGCCCGGGTTCCCTCGCACAGGCCGAACGAGGGCTCGCTCGGTGCCGCCGGCGACGGGACGACGCCCGACACGGCGGTGACCCGAAGGACCTTGTTCTCGGCCTTCAGTCGGGCGTTCTCGGCCTTGAGGGCCTCGACGATCTCGGGCGGGGCCTCGGGCGGGGCCTCGGGCGGGGCCTCGGGCGTGTTGCGTGGTGGTGCCATACGTTCGTCTCCTGTTTGGCTCGTGTATGTGTGCGGGCGGGTGATGTCGACGCCGGCGCCCCGGGTCCGGTCGGGCACGCCGGCGTCGACAAGCTGGGGGGAGGTCTACGCGACCGGGTCGTACAGGATCTCGCGGACGCCGGTGATGTCGCTGATCGCCGTTGCCTGGTAGCCCCAGAGACCGATGAACACCGACTTGACCTGTGTATCGAAGTCGAGCCGCTGGGGGGCCGAGGCCCAGCCGTGAACGCTCTCACGGTCGAACAGGTACGACGACGCTACGACCGCACCGGTTGCGGCGAGGGCCCACGTCGGGATGAAACCGACGCCGTTCACGTCGATCTGTTGGACCTTGTTCTGCACGGTCCCGTCGGCGTTGCTGGGTCCGATCGCCGGGAACAGGGGCCGGCCCTGACCATCCCGGGCGGAGCCGAGGGCCTTGTAGAGATCGACCTGAGCGAAAGCGTCGTTCATGGAGAACCCACCGCGCACGAAGTGCAGGTTCATCATGAGGGCCTTCAGCTCGGCGGCGAGTGTCTGCCCGGTCGTGCCTCCGCCGGCGGTGAGCGTGCCGAGCGACGTGGGCGAAGCGGCGTCGAGGAGGGCCACGGCGGCGGCCTCCAGAGCCTCGTACCAGCCCTTGGTCATCTGTCGCCAGATGAGGTTGGAGACCTGGGGGTTTCCGCCGGCGTCGATGACCTCCCGGTTGACCTCGGCCTTGCCGCTGATCGCAGCCGGCGTGACCGTCTGGTTGGTGGCGGTGAAGTCGAGGATGGTCGGCTCGGTGCCCTGGACGTGAGCGGCGACGACCGTCGTGGCCGCGGCGAACTTCGGGAACACGAACGGCGTCGAGTCGGCGAGGGTGCCCTTGGAGATGGCTTCCCAAACCGGGTACCGGAACGACCGCTGATCGACGTACATGTCGGGCCGGTACCCGACCGGGTTGAGGCCGGCGACGTCGGTCGTCGTGGTGGCGTCGAACTGGGCCCTGATCCACGTCTCGACACGTTCCCGGGCGACCTGGTCGCCCCGGTACGCCAGGAACACGTCCGACGAGAACTCGTGAGTGCCCCGGACGAGGAGCCGCTCACCGTTGCGTTCCCGGGCGAACCGGTAGGGCTCGGGCTCGGTCACACGTCCCACGCCGGTACCGCCACGGGTCGGGTTGACGACGTCGGGCGTGTTGTCCCGGGCGAACGTGGCGATGGCATCGGCCACGATGGTCCGGACCTGTTCGGCCGAGAACGTCACCGGCGCCGGCGTGCTCGAGCTGGCCGGCGGCGTGCTCGAGCTGCTCGAGCTGGCCGCCGGCGGAGGTGGGGGCGTGGCCGGCGGAGGAGGAGGCCCGGCGGGGGGCGTGGCGGGTTCGGTCAAGGGTGCTCCTTGGGTTCGGCTCGCCATGACACGAGTCACGCGGGCATTGTCGAATCCTGGAAGGGCCGTGAGGCTGACTTCCAGGAGGTCGGACCGGTTGACGGTGAACACGCCGTCCGGGCCGAGGGTGAGGTCGGTGTCCTCGAAGTCGACACCGACCGAGAGGCCGTCGAGGACCTGGTCCTCGGCCCGGGTCAGGGCCCGGTCGCCCTCGGGCGTCCGCTCGACCTTGAACCGGGTCCAGAACGTCCCGTCGGCAGTGTCGACGAGGTCGGTTGCGTGTCCGACGGCCTGGTCGGTGTCGTGCTCGACGAGGAGCTTGACGCGGCTCGTCTCGGCGAAGCGGAAGTTCCCGGGGGCGAACCGGATGCGCATGCCACGGTTGAGGGCGACGTCACCGTACGGGACGGCCACGCCCTCGATGATCCGACGCTCGACGTCGACCCGGAACGACCGCATCGGGAACGACACGAAGTGACGGGCGGTCGGAGCGTCGAACGTGTACCGGTCGACGGGCCGGCGTGCCATCGTGGCGCCGGCGTCCAGCTCGTCGACCGCCGGCATCGGTGGCCTCGCTTCCACCAATGGGGGGACGAGCTGGACGGCGGGAGGGGCCGGGTCGTCGTCGACCTTGGGCATCGGCGGTTCCTTCTCCTTGGCCCGGACCTCGTCGACCGTCATGGCCTTGATGCGCACGGCCGTGTCGTACACGCCCCAACGCTCGGTCGGGTTGGGCTGGAGGTAGTCGGACACGTTGATTCGGACCGTGTAGCCACGTCGGGTCACGTCGCCCATGCTGAGCCTCTGAGTGAACGCCGAGATGTACGGCATGTGGACGTCGTTGAGACGGTTGCGCCGGCGGTCGACATCGTTGGCATAGGTGCGTGAGGTGGTCGAGATGCCGAGGTCCTCGGGGTCGATGCCCATAGCGTTTGCGATGTCAAGCGAGGCTTGACGGGAAAGTTCGACCAGTTGGAGGTCCCGGGGGGCCGGTTGGTCGACCGTGTGATAGGTGACCGACTTCGGTACGTAGGCCGTTGATCGGGCCTTGCGGTACGCCTTCCACTCGTCGAGGAACTCGGTTACCTCGTCGTCCTCCATGTCGTCGGTGTTCTCGGCGGCGGCGAAGTAGTCCATGGGCCTCGGGTCGTCGGCGTACATGCCGGCGGCCTGCTGGAGGAGGAGGGCCCGGCGGATCTCCCGGCCGGCGTACATGCAAACGGCCGGGTTCGGCGAGTCGAACCGGATGACCTCGGTCCCGCTGGTCTGGACACCGTCGACCCAGACGACGCCGGCCCTCGGGTCGATGCCGGACGGGAGCGGGGCCGGCGTGCGACCGTCGGGCGGGTTGACGGTGACCGAGCCGAAGTCGAGGTGACGGGCCGAGATCGGGAAGCCGGCGAAGTCCTTGGCTGTGACCTTCCACCACGAGGTGCCACGCATGACCATGTCCTGGAAGGTCTGGGCGATGGTCACGACGTTCGCCACGTCAGGGTCGATCTGTCGGAGGAGCGGCGAGGGCTCGACGTTGTTCTCGGCGTCGAGCAGCTCGACCGGGAGAGCCGCCGGCGAACAGAGCATGTTCCGACCTCGCCGGACGGCCGGGACCGTTAGTGCATCGGCCTCACCGATGCTCGCCCCGGACATGCGCATCATGCCGGCGATGAGCATGTCTATGGGTCTGGGCGGGGCCTCGAACTTGTGGCGGGGCTTACGACTCCATGGCATTCGCACGCCGCGACCATGTCACAGGAGTCACACGCCGGCGTGGATACCGGAGAACCCGTAACGAGACCGCGCGCTTAGGGGTTCGAGGGGCCGATGACCCGGGCCTTGCCGGCTGACTTCGGCAGGGTGCGGGCGAGGTGAACAGCGCCGGCCATGGCGTAGACGGCATCGGCGTGGCCCTCGCCCCGGTGGGCGAACACCCACGTATCGGCCCGCTTGACTCGCTCGGCCGCGGCAACGTGAGCGTTGAGGAGCGGGTCGTCGTTGTGGACGAACTGGCCAGTGACCACCTGGTCCTCGAATCCCATACAGACGGCGGCGACCTCGCTACGGATCTCCTCGACGCGCATGACCTTCGGCATGGCATTGCTCGTCCAGGCGGCCGGGTTCTTGACCTGTTCGGGCTTGAGGGCGGCGGCGAGCGATGCGGCCGGGCCCGACGGGAACCAGCCGAGGACCTTGGGCTTGATGCGGGCGAGGAGGCCCGGGAGGTCCCGGCGGAGACGCTCGGTGCAGCCGACACCGTCCCATGCCTGGACGATCTCGCCGCGGGTTCGACCGTCGGCGAGCTGGGCGGCGGCGGCGAGGGTGGCGTGCTGCTGGTCCGGCGACACGTCGAGGCAGACGGCGACACGAGACCGGACCTTGGAGAGGTCGCCGGCGACGTGGGACCGGAGCCACGCCCCCGGGTCGATCGCCGGCGTGAGGAGCCGGACACGGATGCACATGTTCTCTGTGCGGAACCCGGTGAGGTGCTCGCCACCTTTGGCCACGGCCCGGGCGGCGTCGTTGAGTAGAGACACGGTCGGGATGCGCCGGCCAAGGTTCGGGTTGGCCTGGGCGAGGGCCCGGACGTCGAGCGGGTCGGCGTCGTCCTCGGCGCTCCACTCGAACAGGCCCAGCTCGTCGTCACCTTCGCCGGTGTCGATGTAGGCGAGGGCGTCCTCCCGGAGGTCGTTGAGGACAATGCTCCGATCGTCACCGGCGTTCGACAGGCCCCAAACCTGGAAGTTCTGTATGGCCCGGCCGGCGTTGTACGACGCATCCCACGCCCCGTACGTGTGGTGTTGGCGCAGCTCGTCGAGGACGAGCCGGTCGACGGTGAGCGACCGACCGCCCTCCTCGTTACTCGCGGCGATCTTGTACCGGCTGGGCGGGCGGTCGAGCGTCCATGAGACCTGTTCACCGTTGGCCCGACGGGTCCAGTTCTTGCGGCCGGGGGCGTGGAGGTGGTCGAGGTGCGGGCAGTTCTCGACGATCTGTACGCCCTTCTCCCAGCTCTCTTGGGCGTAGTCGAGCTTCGTGGAGGTGCCGAGGATGAGCGGCACGGAGACGACGAACTGCCAGAACAGGCTGAGGACGACGAGGACCTCGGTCTTACCGTTCTGTCGGGAGACGAGAACGATGATCTTGCGGAACCGGGGCCGACCGTCCGGGCGCAGCTCGCCACCGTGGATGACGAGCCACTCCTGCCATGGGTCGAGGGGCCGGCGGATGACCGTGTCGGCGAACTCGACGACGTCGAACCCGAACGAGGTCTCGGGCGTCAGCTCGACGAGGGGCGGCGTCCAGAGACGCGGGGTCGTGCTACCCCGAACGTTCTTTACGTCGTCGCCGTAGGTCGTCGACTGGGCTTGCAACATGCTCACCGGGGCCTCCTCCCGTGCCTGAGCGTCCCGCCGGCGTCCAGCCGAGGGCGGTGAGGGCGGCGAGGAGCTTGGGGCCGAGCTGGGCGTAGGTCTGGACCTTGTTCCGTTGCCCGGATGCCCGGTCGAGGAGCCGGGCGTACTGGGCGACGAGCTGGACGGCGACGAGGTCCAGACCGACGGCGTTGTCGGCCGTTCCATCCTCGTTGCCGTCCAGCTCAGACAACATCTCCGCGATGGCCAGTTCCATGGGGCCGGGTTCGTGGCCCTCATCGTCGGGAAACAGGGCCGTCTGTTCGGAATCGGGGCTCATCGTTGCCGACCTGGGGGAGAGAGAAAAAACAT